CTCCGGCACGTTGCCGCCCAGGGCTTCCAGAGGACAGTGAAACACGGAAGTCACCAGATAGATTCCTTGCGCGTGGTCTTTGACAGCTGAATTCCGGTCTTTTTCCTTCAGTTTGGAGATGACGCACTGCACATCCTCATACGTTTCGCCGTCATATTGGATGTCGTGTGTTTCCGCAAACTCGTCCAGGTTCATGAAGACTTTGGTGTTATCAGCTGCAACCATATCCTTGAAGCTCATTCCTCGACCACATCCTGAGGGCTGATGGTCGGGAAATTCTCTTCCAGCTCCATCCTGGCGACAAGAATGGCATTGATCATGCCTTCCTTGCTCCGGATTTTGCCGGTTTCAACTCCAAGGTCTTTGGCAATCGCTTTCAGTTCATTGAAGCTCATGCCCTCCAATTCGCCGTTTTTTGCCCCTTCCTGGGCGTTTCCACCATCAGACGGGTTCTTGCCCGGGTTTTGGGTCAGAGGGGCCTTGGCGGTTTCCACAGCGCCGGGATTCGGCACAGGAATAGCAACACAGTTTTCGATGAAGCGTTTTGCCGTTTCATCGTCAATCTCTGCTACTGTGCCAGGGAAGATCGGGCTGACTCCGGTGTTCAGATCCCGAACCCCCAGCACTGTCATGGCGCGGATTAACATGGGTCGTCTCCTTTCTGCCTGCTACATCAGGCGACCACGTTCGCGGCGTAGATCCACGGACTCTGGTTCTGGGGCGCGGCGAAGGGCCGGGACTCGAGCAGGATCTCGCGAATCTTCCGGCGGCGGTCAACAAACAGATCAGGCACACGCTTGCCGGTGATGGTTTCGACATGGCCTTCCTCGTCCATGTGGACGATATGGGCATACATCAGATGGCCGGCGTTGGGCGCGGTGACCATCATGCCCTTGGCGGGGAAGTAATTCACCCAGGTCACGTTGCCGCCGACATTGTCCTGATACTGCTCATCGACTACGATGACGTTCAGGTTGTAGCCGCCGAAGTTGATCACGCCCAGCATGGAGACGCCGTCATACTTCTGTGACAGCTCCTGCATGATGGGAGACGCGATGATGATTCCGCTCATCTTGTTGACCAGATCGCGGAAATCCTTGTTGGCCAGCAGGATGTCGGCAACCGCCTGTCCAATGATCAGGTCGATGTGGGGCAGACCGCGGCGGGACAGCGCACGGCACATGTTCCGGATGTCTTCCACGATCTCGGTCCAGCCGGTGTTGCTGGTCCACTGGGTGCCGATAGTATAGGCGCCGTCGTTGCCGACGTTGGGATCATAGAAGGTCACGGTGGCTACATTGCCAACGGTGTTGGCGTCCAGCATTTCATTGACCTGGAAGCCGTTGTTGATCATGACTTCAGCGCACAGCAGCTCTTCAGACCGGACAATCCTGCGTTCCAGCAGAGCAAGGTCTCCGGAAACGAGTTTCGCTGCGCGTTCCTCTTCCGTGGAATGAGACAAAATTGCTTCGCCGAATCCGCGCTGTTTCAGCTGATCGGCCGTCAGATTGCGGCTCTGGCTGATGTTCAGCGGGGAGTAATCATGGAGCTGGTATCCTTCACGCTTCACGTTGATAGGATCCGCGCCTTCAACCATGAAAGGCGCCCGGCCATTATCGCCATCACGATACTCGACGAGTACCTTGTCAGCAGCATAAATGTCGCCGGCGCCGGTCGGGAAGTAACGGTCACGGAAGAAGGTATTCACGGGAGAAAGGCCTTCCCAGAGACCCGCCATATAGTAGGTATCCAGGATGTTCACATTCAGTGCCATGGTTTAAGTACCTCCTTACACATTCTCGCTCTGAGAAGCGCCCAGGATGATGTTCTTCGTCCGGAGAGCATCACGGTCGGCTTCGGTCAGAGACGCGCCCGACGCCAGAATCAGAGCATCTTCATTGAAGTTGCCGGAGATGTAGGTCAGGGCGTTTTCATCAGTGGTCGTGCCGACGTCAATGTCGTTCGCCAGAACGCAGTCGGCGGTCAGGGTCTCATTGGATCCGGCAGCGGTTCCGAAGATAACCAGCTTGCCGTCGCCGCCGGTACCGGAGCTCTTGGCCAGCAGGGTGCCCCTCTTCAGAGTGCCCGCGGTGCCCAGTTTCCGGATTACGCCGGCTTTCTTCAGCGCGTGGGGTTCCAGACCGGCAAACAGATTCTCAACGGAAACTTCACCGATCTTTTCATGCAGATCACGGGTCATGGCTTATTCCTCCTTCTTTCCAGACAGCTTCTTGGCCATCGCCTTGCCAGCGGCCCGGCGGTCTTCAACTGTCTGCGGTTTGTTGTCCTCTTCGGACGCGGGAGCAGAACTGACGCCATCAGCGCCGCTTTCCTGATAATCAGCCTGCAGCTGATTCATGAAAGTCCGGCCCTGCTGCGCCATTTCCTGCGCGGCCCGGAAGGCCATCTCCTGCGCGGTGCAGGGATGCTCACCATACTTGGCCGCCTGGATAGTCGCGTCATCGAACACGCCGCGCAGACTGTCGATTTCCTGACAGCGAGCACGTTCGGAAGCAACCGCAGCGGTTACCGCTTCCTCGTGACTGACGCTCGCCTGAGCCTCGGCAAGCAAGGCTTCAGCCGCTTCGGGATCGCTCGCTCTGAGCTCTTCCAAAGTCATTGGAATACCTCCTTCTGTACTGCCTGATGCTTCAGGCGTATTATCTCCACCGATTCCTTCTCCAGCGTCCTGTGTGGGCAAGGCGCTGTCCGGAACGGTTTCAACCGTTTTGATGCCCTCCGGCAGTTCTCCCAGCGCTGCAAAGCGCATAGGTCTGCCATGGGCGAAGATGGTTCTGTGGTCCGCGCTGACGGAGATGTCCGGATCTTCAGCATCGTCAAGCAGCTCATCCGCGAATCCCTGCTCCACCGCCTGGCGTCCGGTCAGGTAGGTGGTTTCGTCCATCATGGCGCTGAGCTCTTCAGCGGTTTTCCCGGTCTTCCGGACATAGATCTCAGCCTGAGCCTGGTCAATCACGTCCATCCGTCTGGCTAAATCCTGACACTGTTCGGAATTGAGGTACCCGAACGTGAACGTGATGCAGTCGTGAATCATCACGATTGATGAAGGGTTGACCTTCACCACATCGCAGGCACACATGATGTGACTGCCGCCACTCATAGCCACGCCGTCTACGATGCAGATCTTTTTCGCTTTCAGATCCCGCAGCCGGTTGTGAATGGTGAAGGCTGCGAATGCGTCACCGCCGATGCTGTTCAGCCGGATGGTCAGCTCCGTGCAGTTTTTGATCGTTTCAAGGTCAGCCAGGAATTCATCCAGAATGATGAAATCCCCATCGATGGGATCACCATACCAGTTTTTCGGCTGCGTGGTTACTATCTCGCCATACAGCGTGATCTCTGCTTTACTTCCGTTAGTCACGGCCAGCGTATAGAATGGACGCTTCAGTACGTCCACCTTGGGCTTACTCACTCTTACCACCTCCTGGATTGTCCGGTTCCAGATCCGGTTCATTCTGGAATGCTGTCACAGCGTTGGCCACGTTTGTTCCCGCTTCCGAAAGTGCCTTGTTTTCCTCTTTCAGACGCTCCACATTTTCCTGCCAGTCGCCGCCGCCATACTCTCTGGTCACCTGCTCATGGGTCTTGAATCCATGAGCAACCGCCAGAATATCGGCTTTGACTTCCTTAGTCGGATCCAGCTGACCCTGTACAGGCCCAAGCCATTCCGCCTTACTCCACGCGGCGCGGATTATTGGATCATTGAAGAATCCGGGAGCAATGATGCGCCCCAAAGCCACAGCTTCCGCAAGCCAGGTCTCATACACCGGCTGACAGAAGCGCTCCACCAGCCACGCCCGCCGCATCCGGAAGGCTTCCCAGGCTTCCATCAGAGCCGCACGGCTGGCACTGTAACTGGCGTTGAACTCTTTCAGCAGCACATCGTACGGGATGTTTAGCGCCGCACCGATCTCCTTGCAGAGCACCTTGACGAACGTGTCAAAGCCGGGCGTCGGGATGCTCGGGGAACCGAACTTGACGTCCTCGTTCTGGCCAAGGTGCAGCACGTTGCCCGGGCCCATCTCATATTCATTG